ATTGTCTCTCACGCCTTCGAGGACATACTAGTTCCTGTCTTGACCGAGACCGACAACCCACATCACAGAATCGTCAGAGCCTTTTTTCTTTTCTGATGCTGTATCAACGAAGATGTATCTGTTCATCGTGTTTATCTTGGGTTGCCTACGGATATCGTAGGTCATAAACCAATCACGCTTGAACATACATCCCGCTTTCGATACAGGGTTGCAATCGAGAAGTGCGGCGGCGTCAGCAGGACCAAGGACTGCGCGGTTGCCGTCATACCACTCAGGTGGGTGGAGTTCGGGACAAAGGTATTCCCAGCCATTAACTCCTTCCTTACGAGCAGGGAACGAAAGTTCTTCAAAGATAGGGAACTTCGGGTCTTCCTTCATAGCCTTCAAGATTCTACCACGGACATCATCAATGTGCCACGGAGTAGCACACACCACGATGATTGCGGCAGGCGGGTCTTGACGGGTGAAGACGGAGTTGGCAAATTCATTCCACACTTTGTCACGCTCTGACTTCGATTCAGCCTGCGCTCTCGTCTTGCAGTAGTCATCGAGGACGATGAGGTTGCCGCCCTTACCAGTTATGCCACCAGTGATACCAGCGACGGAGACGATACGCTTTGAACCCTTGACGCGCCAAGAGTTGATTGAGTTATCCTTCGGGTCAGGGCGAACATCAGGGAACAGTGTCTGATAAGCGTCGCTCGTCATAATGTTCTTGCAGTCCTTGGAGAATCCCGACACAAGGTCATCGCCGTAGCCCGACATAATAACTGACGGCATCATATCAGCGTTGCGACCAAGGAAGAAAGCAGGCAAGGCACGAGACACAATGTCGGACTTGCCGTGACGAAACGGAACATCAATCAGAAGGTAGGTTGATTTGCCATTACGGAAGTCCTCAATGGCTCTTGTCAACCTGTCGCATATCGCCTTGGTATGTCTGCCTATGATGAACGGTGAAGTCGAAGGCATCCACCATACCCACTGCATAAACGAGAGCATATTAGTCCTCGCTTGACGCAAGGCTAATTCAAGTTTAGCAAGCCTCATCTGCTCCGCATTCATCGCATTCCCTCCATTTCTTCTCGTGTCATCAGTGTCAATTTACCTCGTGCCAACAGTGTCCCCTTCTTCCCGATACCGAGAAGAAGAAGCCTATCCTCTGAGAACCACTCGTGCTTAAAACATCCGTAAGAAATCCACTCAAGTTTGTACATAGCAGAGATAACATTCTTGTTGCCTGAAATCTCTATCGCAGTACATATCGCAATCCATCTATCTTCGACAATGAACTCATCGCCGATAGAGTATTTAGTATTTACCACCATCGTCTTCTCCTTTCCTTGCTCGGTCTAAATAATACTTGGCAGTATCATAAACATTCTTGCACGAGAGATTCGACCAAGTACCACCTGTCTCACCGAAGTAGTACCACAGTCTATCGCAACACTCCGCAAGACCTTTGTTAAGAGTTGAGTTCTCTGTCTTATAGAACAACAACTGACTTGTAAGTTCTTTGTTTACCTTCCTCTCTCTGCGAAGTTCTTCCCTGAGTTCCTTGTTAGCCTTGACAAGTGCCTCAGTCTCTCTCATAAGTGTGCCGATGTGTTCGCTATCCCTTGCGGCGTAAGAGCGTAGCAAACCGTACTGACATACCTCGCACACCCCTTTGCTCTGACAGTTACCAGCCTTACATATTGTATCTTTCAGATAACAAAATGTGGTAGGGAAAAACATCTTCTCATTAAACATTCCCATCCTCAACCTCCTTCAACATTACAGAGCCAGTAGTGTCTACGGTATCAACAACCTCAATCACTTCGGCTTCCACCTCTTTTGACTTGTCTTCAAGTTCCGCTTGCTTGCCAAGTTCAATCATCCTGTCGAGTTCAGCATCACTCATACCAGCAACCCTGTCAGGGATTCTGAGTTCGTGGACATTGTGATGTTCGACAGGGGAGTACCAACCTTTCATCTTGCACAGTTCACGCACTGCGTCAATCGGTTCTACCTTATCATCCTGTCCACGAATCACCTTGGTCAACAGCAACTCAATCTCCTTGCGGTCGGCGACCGTTTCGGAAGCCGCCCTGTTCAGGAGATACTTGACACGCTTCTGAATCGGCGTCGGGAGTTTCTCGAACTCGGAGTATGACGGGTCAGAGAGGGGGTCCATCACCTCGGCACAAGCCCTCCTCACATCTCCGTTCAGTCTGACGATTGCCTGTGCAAACAACTCAGCCTTTGGCGGACTGAGCGGTTGACGCGCTTCAGTCAGGTCAGACATCTGTGAGACATCAGGAAACTTCGGTTCTTCCTTGGGCGGACGCCCTCTCTTTCTCGTCGGGTACATAAATCACTCCTTTTGTTTCAGACTTGCAATGTTACCATCCCAAGCGAAAGCCTCAGCATACCAGCCTTCGACTTCAGAAATAACACTTTCAACATCAACTGCTCCTTGGTTAGCAAGGAAGATGCAGTAGTGTTTACACTTGGCATTATCCTTGTCGATAGACTCTCCATCTTTATGTCCAGCCCTCCACCGATACTTGAGTGCAGAACCCTCAGCAAAGTTCAGTCCCTTGTGATAGATATAATCCTCAAGGTACTTACCGCAAGGCAACTTGTAGTACGATGTGTTGTCTATCTGCTTGTTGTTCTGTGGTGTAGTTTCAGGGTGCCTGAAGAAATACAGGCACTTGTTCTCGCCACGAGTGCAGAGATTGTTCGGACCTTTGTAGTAGCAAGGACCATCATTCGGGAATGCACACTTCATTTCTTCTCCTCCATGATGCTCATCACCTTCTTGGCGTAACGCTTTGTGGAATACTTCTTCCACCCGTCAGGACCACCGTAGTGGATTCGTGCAAGCACAGAGTAAGTCACTGCGTTGCCAGTCTTCGATTCGTAGATAGAACCGTACCGTCCCCAGTATATGACCATCATCTCTCTTGACTTGCCGACATCGAACTTGTCCTCATACTTAAACTCCTTGCGTCCAAGTATTCGGTTTACATCGTCGATGTATATATCTTGCAACTGATAGACATTTTTTCCGTATCTTCCATTGCCGCTTTCGACTTGAGCGATTGCGTCAAAGAGCGGACTCAGATTCAGATTGAACGCTACCATTACGGATGAGATTACCACGCCACTCATTTGGATTCCTCCTTCTTCTTCTCTTCAAGACGCTCGCCTTGAAGTATCTTTGCGAAGAAGTCAGCCGCACCATACAGGTTCTGAATGACCTCTACCTTTTCAGAGAACTTCATCTCGTCCCATTCGACATTCCCACCAAGACGACTGAATGCCATACCGAGATTCTTTCCGTCACGCCACACTGTCGTGGTGAGAAACCCGTTCTTCACCAAGTGCTCCTTCGTCTGCTCTTCCATTGTTTAACTCCTTGTTTATTGTCTGTTCAAGTTTGATGAAGTGTTTGGCTTCAGCCAAGAACGCTTCCCTATCTCTGTGATAAACCTTCTTGTCCCACTTAGGGAAGGCTACCGCCACCCATAAGTCCCACTCCCTCGGCTTGATTGGCATTCGCAGGTAATGCCCCTCGCATATCCGAAGCGTTGACTTGTCCTCGTGACTGTGTATCTTCACAAGGTTCATTGACTTCTTGCCGCACCAGTTGCACCGAAGCGGCTTTGCCAACATCGCCTTGCCTGTCATTGTCAGACCCATTGGTAACTATGTCCTTGTGTAGTTTACGAACATCCCTGAACAGACAGGAGAAGCAAGACGGAGACCCCCACTTGCCACACCGACGGGTGCAGTATGCGTTAGCCTTGCTTATCACCAAAGCCATCCGCTTGACTATTGACGCGTCAAGCCCTCCTATCTTTAGGGTATTCATAGTTTAGAACGGCATGTCGTCGTCGCCAGTGTCCTCGGCTTCAGCCTGCTTGCGAGCCTGCCACCGCCCACTGTCGTTAGCCTTGGTCTTGGGGTGAGCCTTCTCATAGTCACGCTCCTTCTTAGCCGCCGCAGAAGTGGCGGGACCAGTCGCTTTCAACCTCGCCTCCTCGTCATTCGGGTAGGTGAGTTCAGCGGTGTAGTAAGTACCGCCGTTCTTGGAAGTGCGCTTCCACAGACCGAGATACATCAGAACTCCGTCAACCATAATCGACCCGTTGAGTACGGGAAGTTTAGGATTGTCAGCGAGTTTCTCCTGCTCTGTGACGAAGAGGCGTCCGCTCTTCTCATTTGCTCTTTCGTATTTAGCCATTGCTTTATTCCTTTGTTTGGTTAGTTTATTTTGTTGTACTGATTTGCTTCAACATCCTCATCGGTAATGCAGATTCTTACTCCACGAAACTTATGAGGCACAGTCAACTTGCGCAACCGCAAGTCAAAGATGAGACCGTCATCCTGTATCAGACCCACTCGGGTGATGCAGTCCAACAATCCCTTAGCCATATTGTCCACATCAGGTCTTGTCACCTTAGGCAACCAAAGCCCTCTGTCTCGCTTCTTGATGTAGCAAGGGTGGGGGAAGAGGAAGTCAATCTCAACTTTGATTGCAGTCGTGAACATATAGAATGTCCCGATGCCGTCAAGATTGGCTCGCCTCTTTATGTCATAGTTCAACCTTCTGACATACTCGTCAAGGGCGGATTGCTGTTTCTTCTTGGTGAAGTGATGGACGAAGAGTTTGCCACTCTTCCCACGAACAACCCTCTCGCCCTTATTCTGCATGGTGTAGATAGGTGGTGACATATCAAGTATCGTTTCGTACTTCATTCGACACCAACCTTCCTTCGACCTACAATCTTTTTACACTTGGCGCATAGTCTGATGTGAGAGTTCTTGGCGACGAAGGGCTTGCCGCACACTGGACAGGTGCGCCTCCTGTTCGCCAAGACTGACAAAGACCACTTGCCCCTGTTGCTCATCGGTTGTCTCCGCTCCCGCCAATGACACCACGCTTCGCACGGTCAAGAAGTTTGTTTGCGTTCGTAGCCGCAATACTCTCAAGCGTGACACCAAGCGTAGCACCAAGCCTCGTGAGATACCAAAGCACATCACCAAGTTCTTTGGCGATTGCTTCCCTGTCCTCTGACTTGAAGACGCCGTTCTTGTCACGATAAATCTTCTTGATTTTATCGGTGACTTCACCCGCCTCGCCAGTCAGACCAAGAGCGTAGACCCAAGGCTTGCATTCGTTGGGGTAGCGGTCGGTTGACGCCGCCACCTTGCTGTACTCATCCCAGTCGAGATGACTTTTCGTACTCGGTATTGATGGTATTGATTCGGTACTCATAACCATTTCCTTTTTGACTTTCCGTTCATGTGGAACGGCACACATAGTTGCTTCAATCGGTCAACCACACGACCACCATATCGGTCGAGCAGTTCAGGACCACGAAGGTTTGTAGTGATGAACAGTCTGCCTTTACCCCTTGTGTGGTATCGGCAGATGAACTCACCAACGATGTCTCGCTTCACACCATACTCGTTCTTGATGCTCTCCGCACCAAGGTCATCGAGTATTATGTTGCGGTTACACATCTCGTCAAGCGATGTCTGATACCCGCCGTGCTGGTCAAGCCACTCAACCGTCTCAGCGAGGGTTAAGTCGATGAAGTGTGCGTTGGGTATTCTCAAACACTTGACGAAGAATGTCTTGCCACATCCGTAGTCGCCCGTCACAATCAAGCCCACTCTCCGCGGGGTGGTTATACCAAACGCTCTTGACGCGGCGTTGCACAGAGGAACGAAGTCGTCACCTGCGACCTCTCGATTAAACCCGTTGCTCTCAACAATCTTCACAAGGTCTTGCGGATTGTTATAGAACAGTTTCGGCTTCTGCTCTTTGGTCGGCTGTACCGCTCCTGAAGTTCCCTGCTGTCGTTGAAGGTCTGACATTAGAGAACCCAGTGCGCTGTCCAAAGGTAGATTGCTCATGCTTCCTCCTGCTCTCCCAGTTGCGGACGGCGGCTCGCCAATCTTTCATCTTGGTACTGCCAATCATCCATCCCTTTGCGGTGTAGAAATCTATGAACGACTGAGCGTTGATTCCGTTGTTGCGTTCCTTGCAGTAGGCTTCAACATCCTCAACCTTCGGTGGCTGAAACACAGACCTCTTCTCCGTAGGGGGTTTGGGGGTTATTATTTCTTTACTCTCTTCTTTTATAATAGGGGGTGTGGGGGGAATTTTTTCTTCTCTCCTTTCTTTAGACATCTCACGACCATCGTTAGATGCTCTC